AAGGACTGCCCTATAGGTGCTGAGGGGTACTACTCACAAAGGTACAAGAAATAAGGAGGACTGATGACCAGTAAAGATCCTACAGGACTAAAGCGCAGCATATCTAACTGGGCTAAAACAGGAGCCAGAATTTATAAAGAAGAAGACTGTGACGCTATACATGAATTACTATTGGCTGAAGTAGCGCACTATGACAGGCCGTATAACAAAAAGCGCCTGTACTCCAGGTTTAACCATCTACGTCGCATTGACGAAACACGTGACTTACGAGCGTTCTTCAGGTCCAGAATAGATATCTGTGCGATTGCAAGGGCTGCTGAAGAGGAATACAGAGGTAGGAACCGGTATCATATAATTAGAAAGCTGTATGGATTCTTTAGCGCTGAACGAAGCAAAGAGGAGAAGAAGCAGTATGACATTACAGAGTGAGAAAGACACTGAGCGGTATTTGAGCAAGAGAGTGACTGTTTTCGGTGGCTTAAGCCGTAAGTATGTTTCACCGAGTGTGAAGGGTGTACCAGATAGAATATGTTTTTTGCCATTCGGACAGATATTTTTTGTTGAGTTAAAGTCTGAAGGGAAGAAGTTATCACCGCTTCAACAAGCTGAGCATGAGCGACTGCTAAGCTTAGGTCAGCGTGTGTATACAGCAGATACAAAAGAGGAAGTCGACATAATACTTGGAATAGAATTAAATAAGGAGAAGACAAATGACGTATCTAAATGAAATAGCTAAGCTAAGAGAAACTAGTACTGCAGCAGGTAAACAAAATATCCTTAGAAACGCGAGCCCATTATTTAAGGAGATTCTGTACCAAGCGTATAACCCATATAGGCACTACTATGTTAAATCTCTACCTAAGATGCAATATGCAAATATTATGAGCACGTTTGAGTCAGCCACTTGGGTAAACCTATTGAACGAGTTAACAAGTAGAGAGCTATCAGGAGACGAGGCGATTCAGTCTATAACAAATTTCTTAAGCTGTGGCTCGGCAGATGACGCTAAAGTGTTTCTTGGTATACTGAACAAAGACTTGAGGTGCCACATAAACGTCAAGACTATTAATAAAGCTATCCCTGGGTTAGTGCCTGAGTTTGGCGTTATGCTCGCAAAGGAGTGGACCGATAATAGATATACTAATGGAATGTATATGTCATTGAAATACGATGGCCTACGTGCTATATTCAAAGATGGTAAGCTACATACACGTACCGGCAGACCAATAAAAGGCGTAGACCACTTAAATAACATGATACCAGCGTCACTATCACTGGATGGAGAAATAATGGTGCCTGGTGCTGAGTTTAATAAACAGAGTGGGCTGATTAGAAGTCACAGTCTTACTCCTGAAGCCGTGTACTACGTATTTGATTCTTCGGATTACGATGACTTCTTTGATAAGCGATATGCTTTTTATACCGAGCAGTGCAAGAACCTAAACCCAGGGTTTATCAAACCTGTTAAGCATATAAAAGTAAACAGCATCCAGCATATATCAAATACGTATGACAAAGCCATAGATGCTGGATACGAAGGCTTAGTAGTAAAAACGGGTGATCATTTGTATCAAAATAAACGCAGTGGTGACTGGCTGAAAATAAAAGCTGTGAACTCTGAAGACCTGCCGATCGTAGGATTCTTTCAAGGTGAGGGTAAGTATGAGGGGTCACTCGGTGGTGTAATTGTAGAGCGTAGAAACGGTGTTCATGTTAAGGTAGGCAGTGGCTTTAGTGACGACCAACGAAATTATATCTGGAATACCCAAGCAAGCTTCTTGAACCAAATAGCTGAAATAAAGTACCATGAAGAAACCCCAAGTGGGAGCTTTAGGCATCCGGTTTTCAAAGGCATTAGAGATGATAAGTAGCAATGGCTACGAGTACGAGGACATAAAGTCACTCAATAAGCGAGTGCTTGTGAAATGTCCACGGTGCGAAAAGATAACTGAGCGATTTGTTTTTTGGACAGGTACTGGAACGCCAAGGTTCTATTGTGACGCTTGTTACCGACAAGTGCAGAACGTAGTAGGCGATATACACGGTCATACACTAGACAGATATTAAAGGAGGCCTTATGTACGAAATAGAAAAGAATATACCAATACGTGGTAGACGTAGTACTGAGTCTGCTTATCCGTTCGACTATATGGAAGTCGGAGACTCATTTTTCATACCTATGGACACAGAGGCACTACATTCAATGAAAGAGCTGAGAAAAGCGAAAAGAGTTTTAGCAGCGAGCTTATATAACGCAGTTAAACGCCGCCATAGTGGAATGAAAATCGCCATACGAGCTACAGACGGTCTCATAGGTATCAGAGTGTGGAGAACCGAATAATGACAGAGTCCCCAATGCATGAGTACCAAGTTAAATCCCTGGATTTTTGTAGGGCAAACCAGAATAGTTATTTAGAACTTGACATGGGCTTAGGAAAAACGCGTATCAGCCTAGAGTGGTGCAGAGACAAGGTAGACGCTGGTGTGTTAATCATAGCTCCGTTAAAGTCTGTGTACACTACCTGGCCAGACGAGATCGAGAAATGGAACTTCGGGTATACCTACACACTGTTACATGGTAAGGACAAGAGCTATAATATGTCACTCGATAGAGGTATATATGTAACTAACTTTGAGTCAATACAGTGGCTATTAGAAGAGTTACAGAGAGTATTTAAGCTAACCAAGACTGTGCCTTTCAGGTCTATAATCATCGATGAGGGCTCTATGATTAAGAGCCCATCGACGAAGAGGTTTAAAGCTCTACGCAAGCTGAGGGATATATTTAAGCACAGGCTTTTATTAAGCGGAACGCCGGCTCCTAATTCTTTACTGGATCTATGGTCGCAGTACTTCTTTTTGGATGGAGGCATAAGACTCGGTGCGTCATACACAGTTTATAAAACAGCACACTTTATGCCGTTAGATTTTAAACAGTTTACCTGGGCTATTAAAGGCCCAGAGGAAAAGCAAAAGATATATAACAAGGTCAAGGATATAACTTTTAGACTTGACGCTGGTGATTATATTAAACTGCCTGACCGTATTGATAACATAATTAAGCTTAAGCTACCTGAGGCGTTGCATACAAGGTATAAGGGCTTAGAGAAGAGTTTCCTACTGGAGCTCGAGGATAACCAGAAACTAACACTACTAAATGCTGCAGCATTATCTATGAAACTTAGACAGTATATACAAGGAGGAGTATACACTGATGACAAAGGAACGTGGGAGCTTATTCACAAGGAGAAGCTGGAGAAGCTTAAAGAGCTCGTAGAAGTCTCAAATGGCCAAGGCATACTGTGCCCAATCCAGTTTAAGTTCGAGCTCGAGATGATTAGGTCAGCTTTCCCTAATGTACCGGCCATAGTAGGTGGTGTTGACATGAAGACGGCGTCTAAGCATATAAGAGACTGGAATGCAGGAAGCCTTCCTTTGCTGATATGCCATCCTAAGAGCTTAAGTCATGCAGTCAACATGCAGTTCGGCTCGCACTTAATACTGTGGTACAGTTTAACATGGAGCTCAGAGCAGTATTTGCAATTGAATAAACGCGTGCATAGGCAAGGGCAGAAGCATAACGTAATCGTGCATCATTTAATCATGTCAAATACGCTGGATGAGGCAATAATGAGAGCTCTTAAATCTAAAATCGCGAACCAGCAACAACTACTGGATTTTATACGCGACTATCATAGGGAGGCAGACTTATGAAAACAGTTATAGGAATTTTATTGTCATTCTTGGTAACATCTGGCGGTTGGTATTTTTATAAGACCGGCATACCTGAACACGGTCCTATGGTCCTTGTTTGTATTTCATGGATGATGTGTACTGTATGTTTAATGATAATCTTTGTAAACTCAGTTTTGGATAACTGGTAATGAGGATACTATTAATGGTTGCGGTAATCTTAATCCCCACAATGCTATCCTGCGGGGAGACACCCAGAAACACGGTAAAGGAGTTTATCGAGAGCCAGCCAAATATTGCGATTGACTTGTCAGACTTTAGA